TTTTATTTTTTAATTTGTGTAATCATTTTATTTTTGTAACCAACGTGTAACCAACATTTCAACTACATTGGTTACACCGCAAACCCTTATTTTATGCGGGTTTCAGAGTTATGTAACCGTGTAACCAATGTAACCAAGGTTTTCCTATAGGAGATTGCAATGTATATATGATTTTTTTATATATTTTTTTATTCCCTATACACATGCTTTTCCGCGGGTTACATGGTTACATGGTTACAAATCACGAAAACGGAACACTTGTTCCAGTATTAGCAGGTATAAAATCAGCTTCAACATGCTCATTTTCCTGTTCGTCTTCAAGATCTTTTATATCAATAATCTTTACAGCAACAAGTCTCATTACACTTCCCCCATCTCTTTTTATTACCGTATCCCTTTTTCCTGTATGCTTAATTAATTCTCGATTAATCGCCCATGCTGAAAAGGCTTTTCTGGAGAATCCGTTGTTTTTTAGGAGATTTTCAAGAGGTTTCGGATAAAAATACACATATACATCTCCATACTCATCTGGTGTTTCCTTAAATCCCCACTGATCGCAACTGAATTGCGCATCAAAGTGCTGCCCGTACACAGAAAGACTTTCGATGATAAACTCATAGCATCTCTGTCCTTCCGATACGTCTTTCTTGCGTGTAGGTATGTCCACAACATCCTCGACTGTCAGCTCACGTCCATCCTTAAATATGAAATCTGTAGCTAATTTGTCAGCCAGTAGGAGCGTGGATATAGCCATGACCTGTTTTGCCGGAAAATTATATCCATCAAAGCCCTTTTCAATCTCAGACTTCATTTCTTTTAACTCATCCGGTGTAAATTTTTTAAGATTTCCAACAAATACTCTTCCAGCAAAACCATAATTTTTCATTACAGTGCTGTTAATCTCTGCCGGATTCTCGTAAATATCCTCGCAACACTCAATTTCAACAATTCTGTTGATTGCTCCACCGGAATCTGCAAATTCTGAAATAGGATTCTCGCCGTTGCAAATGGTTACATTACTCCATGTATTCTCCTTAGCTGCTCCGAGGTCCTTATTTGATCTTCCTTTCCCTTTACCGGAACAGAGATTGTAAATCAATGTTTCGTAGTTGTCCCGAATATATTGAGAAGCGTTCTTAGAGTCATCAAGGATCATCGGAAAGTTATTAAGCATGTCTGCCCTTGTCTCCAATGACGTATCTGTTGACCGGAAATTCCCAACGTAGGATCCTGGCGACGGGTTTCCCCAGATAGATGCAGCTATGTTGATCGTTACTGTCTTGCCGCCGCCCGTCTGTCCGTAGAAATCCACAATGAATGGCAGCGCGTCAAGTGGTTGCACAAGCACACTTGCAAAAGATGCCGCCAGTGCTATTCGTGGTTCTAATCGTCCGCACGACCGTAACTGTTTGGCCAGAGTCACCCACTTGAAGTAGTCTCCACTTTCCTGTATACTCTGGAATAGTGTTTTAAAGCGGTATTCGCCATCAAAAACGATTGAAAGGTCGTAAGGTACAAATGCATTGCCATGCCACCCTAACTTGCTCGTAGAGTGCTGTATGTCGATCATATCGGCATTGTACATTTCAACATCCGCCAGATACTTCACAAGAAGCCTTGCATTCTCTGAGTTGACCTGCACACCGAACCTTGCAAGATTAGTTATCGCCCTGGAAGTCACAATGTCGATTTTTGGAACAGTTATTTCTGTCCAGTATCCATCTCTTTTAAAAGCCACTGTGATCTGTTCTTCGCCTGTCTCAATATTTTTCAGTCGACGTATCGGCATGATCGGATGGTGGCACACAAGTTCTCTCGCCTTGGATGTTTCAGAAGAAAATATTCCGTTTTCTGTAGCTATCCAGCTGCCACAAGCCATGTTTGGATATTCTTTTCCAATATCATCCTCATAAAAGTTTGTGATATTTTCAACTAACTGCATAGAACGATTTGCTTTTTCTTCTTTTTCCTTGTCCTGTTCTGCTTTCTGGAATTCTTTTATGAATTCCTCGGCTATGCTTTTTGCTCTTACACTCTTCGCCCTGTCCATTAACTTAAATTTAGCTTCCGAACGGTCGATTTTACTTTTTATTGAAAAAAGTTCTTCATACAGTTGCTTCTGCATAAAATCGTTTGCTTGCAAATTTTCAATATTTTCAAGAATGCTTCTCACCTCCTGCCTTAGCTGACAATATTTCATATCTGCTTCTTTCTTTTTCAAGGTTGAACTGGCACATATACCACTCTTCTGAACCAGGAGGGAAGGTTTTTAGCGCTGTTTCGTACATAAGTATGTTCTTTTCTACCTGTTCAAGTTCGCTGGGATCCTGAGCGGGATTGCATTTTTTTGATTTGATATCTCTCATTTCATGTCTGATCTGGTTGCGGCTTTTACCTTTTTTTGATACATAAGTACCGCCCAGCTCAATAAATGCAGTACTAAAAGGAACGGATTCATATTGCATTACGAAATCAAACACATCGCCACCGGTTCCACAGCCGAAGCAGTAAAAGGAATCATCGTAAATCTTACATGACGCTGACTTTTCCTTGTGAAATGGACAACATATAAATCCTGCTCTATTCGGCCTTAGTCCATATCTGGAAAGAATTTCCGACATTTTCACTGACTGTTTGATTTCTTCCTTAGTCATGACAGCAGCTCCACGATCCGCCGCCCAGTTTCTTCTTTCGTGCAGAATTCAAATCGGACTCCGTATCTATCTCTGATTGTGCAGAGAGATTTATACAACTGGCAGCCATCAACAGCCTTGTCAGAGATTACAGTCTTTACTTTTTTGCCGTTTATCGTCCTCCAGATAACTTTGTGTTTCCTTGGGTTCTCCCAAAAATACACATCGCCAACTGATTTAATATCTGGTCCATGTTCACATAGGATAATCAGCTGAATACCGGCTTCACGTGCCCTGATAAGTTCTGTCTTGAATCTTTCGTGTTGCTGGCAGACATTTCCACAAAGCTCTTGTAAATCCTTCTTACGGTCAATACAGAGCTTTGCGTTGTCAAGCGACTGATAATCTCCACAATATAACTTTGATCTGAAATACTGCACTCCAATGTCATCAAACTGTTTTTGAATCCGTTCCCATTCCTTTTTGTGTTCTCTTGTGTCTGCTTGTATAACCATTAAAAACACATCCTTTTAATTGAACGGAAGGACATCATCTGCCACGCTGTCTGGAATACTCATGAAGTCCGTACCTGCCGGATTCGATCCCATGATAGCTTCTTCTTTCAGATGATCGTCATAGGATTTTGTGGTGCGCTCTTCTGGGATATCTGCATCCTTAATTCCTTCCACACTGCGGAACCATGCAAGCTTGTGACGCTTCACTTCTTTATTGTCGTACCAGTCTCTCTCCAGACGGAAGATGCCGCCGATCAGTTTTCCTTTAAACTGCTGTCCGAAGTTGTCACCCCACTTAACAGCAAAGCCCGGATTTGACTTTTCTACGCATGTGATAAATGTTTTAAGGTTGCGGACACCATACTCTACGCTCTCGTCAATAACCATGTAGTTTGTACCGGCATTCGGATATTTCTTGTCTGGACGAATATCATTCTCAAACTGCTTCATAAAGTACCCTGCCTGCTCGTCTCCTTCTGCGAAATCAAACAAGATAACGAGCATATCAAGCCCACCCTGGGATTTTTTCTCTGATACCTGCTTAATTACCATTTTGTGTCCGCCAAGAGCAATCGGTTCAAATTCTCCTGCTGCCTGTGTAGTATCGTAATTATTTGGTTTCTGCATTATTATTCTCTCCTTTTCCTAATTCATAGTAATCTCTGATGGCTGTATCTACTGCTTTTAAGTCGTTCGGAATTTTCAAATCAAACATTCCTTCCGGACTTTTTGCTGTAGTATATCCATCTGACTGTGTGATAAAATAATGTTCCTGACCCTCTACAGAAGTGAGAAGCACAATATCGAAACAGCCCTCTACTGTAAGATTCTGGTCAAGCATTTTACCGACTGTTTTAGCCTTAATTTTTCCAGTATTGCTATCCATCTCTGTATGATGCAAAAAGTACACAATCACATCGTCTGGAAGCTTAATATTGATAAAATGAATAAGATTTCGAAAATTTAAAGCCATATCGGTAAATTTTCCATAACCCGTATCTTTCGCCCTGTCAAACATTTCATTCACAAGAAGATACTGGCTATCATCAATTACATATTTTTTTAATTGAGGGTTGCTTAATACCCTTGTTATCTGCTGATAAGTTGCATTTTTGGCGATTTTAAACGCTTTTTTGAACGGAAGTCTATTCTTTTCTACTGAAAAAATGCCAACTTCTTCTGTGTCAAAATTTTTAATGGAATAAGTTTTTCCACTTCCTGTTTCGCCCAAAATAAGAACCGGAAACCCCATGTTATAACACCTCCTCAAATCTCCACGAATATCCTCCGGCAGTTTCTCTTTTACCATTGCAACACTCGGAGATATTACCTATTGAAATTCCACATTTTCTTCCGATTTCAGAAAGACTATTCCAGATTTTGATAACAACACCATCCTTAATCTGCTCTACTTTCTTGTGCTTTTTCGAAGCAGCTTTGTAAGCTCTATTGGAATAATTATTGTTATACTTTCTATCGCACCATTCCAAATTTGTGTAATCAAAATTTGATGGATCAGTATCTTTATGATTAACTTCTGGAAGATTCTTCGGATTCGGCAAGAAAGCCATTGCCACAACTCTATGAACACTCATATTGTATTGCTTACCGTTCTTCCCCATTGTGACAAATGGATAACCGTTTCCTCTATCACAAGGCTTTAAAACTCTTCCCTTCACCAGTCTTTTTCCTGTATTGCATTTTACATAGTGATCTGTGCTTCTTATTTCACCATGACAATTCACAATGTAAAGTCCCTCAAACCCGACTACATCTTTCCACAATACTGGCGTTGCCATTGCTATTCCTCCTTGTCATAAACCACGGATTTCAAATTCACTCACTAATACTTTCCTCCTTATATGATTTTTGAGCCGTTAAAAGCCCATTTAAGGCTTGTACGTAGCTTGCCAATGTTCTTGCCTTGTATGATTCTTCTATCGGATTATCCGGCACAATAGCAAGCTGGGTGTCGATTAATCTAACAATCTCATTAATGCGCTCTTCCATGTTTACACCGCCTTAAAAAAGCAATACACATTGTCAGAACCATCCCCTCTCACCGGATTTTTTTTGCCATTCGAAAATACTCCGCCGGCACAGTGATACTCGAGGTGATTCAGATACATGTCCGGATTTTCCCAATCAAGAATGTACTCTTTCCGTCTGTTCAGCTCCGTCAGAAGCTCGTTCGCCGTTGTTATCAGTTCCATTGTCGGCAGGAGCTTCAACTCCATCTGATTCAACATTTAGCGGACACCTCCCATCTATTAAGAGTCTAAGAAGATGTGCTTTTGCAAGTTTGCACTGCTTAGCTGATTCCTTCTTAAGCAGTTTACTATCAAAGTAGATTGTGTAATTTCCATCCTTTTTCCTGTTCGGATCCCACTTTGAATTCATAATGTCGATATCGCAAAGATGCACGTGCGAAGTGATGTAAAACGAAACAAAATAATCTGTTTCGTTTGAAACTCTCCATGCTAATTCAAAAAGCTCTTTGATTTCTTTTTTAAACATTTTCGTTCTCCTTTCTTAAAGCAGTGCTAAATACGTAAACAGCGCAAATACAATGCCTGCCAGGACCTGCTGCAAGCTCTTCTCCCACATCCACACCGGAAGAAAAGTAAACAGGATCCCGATAATCACACTGACTACAATATCCTTTCTGTTCTGTCTAGGTGATTTCATTCTTTCCCCTCCAAAAAGAAAAAAAGATTACAGACTGTAAGCAATATACCAAAAGATATTAGTAATGATTAACAGCGCGGCAGTCAAAAGCCATGCACTGAACCACTTCTTAGTCTCTCTCTTTGCTTTTTTCACGATTTCGGTAGCTAGCATTGTTTCCAAATCGTTCCATGTAATCTTTTCGTTGTTTGTTGCATTTTTTTTATTTTCCATATTATTTTCCTCTCGCTTATCGCTTATATTGACTTTTAGCGGATAGAGGATTATAATTTACCTGTATCCACTAAGGTTGGTTTAGTGGCTTACTGCTCCGGGGTGGAGGTGTCGGCTCCCTCCGGGGCGCTTATGCCAAATTTGCTTTTCTTCTGTAGTAGTCCAAGATAATTCTCGAACATTCATCGACAATCCTTTGATTGTCTTCATGTGTATTGTCCTTGCAGTAATCATCATGTATTCTGATTACCCCGCCAGATTCATTTTTTATTGTTTTAATTACTGCCATAAGAATCTCTCCTTTCTACGATAGATTATGATGTTTCTGTTATTTTGCTTCTTCTGCGAAATGTTTCTCCATGAGATCAGCAATCATCAGATATTCTTCTGCGATTTTTCCATCTCTGGTATTTTTCACCTGTTCACGGAACTCTGGAATTGTTCCATAGAAGCAGCCGCAAGACACTTTAACTTGTTTGTCCTTACATCTGAAGAATGTAGTTGTGCGGAATTGAGTACCGAATCCATGAATAGTTGTGTAATCTGCATTGCCGAACACCTCTGCAT